TGTTGGCCTTGAATCGGATGGACGCGAAGCCACAGACGCCTCCGGCGACGTAGTAGACCTTCTTGTCCGGGTCGATGTCGTTGCCGAACGGAGTTGTCGGGGTGCCGACGATCATTGGGGTAGGCACACATGCCTCAGCCTCAGCGTTACCAGCGGCCTCGGCTTTGGCCCATAGTTGCTCGTAGTTCTTGTCACTCATGGTTTCTCCTCCCTGTGACACAGCGAGAATACCATACGGGGGTTATGCCCTGTGGTGGCCTAGAAAGGCGGCTTTTCCTCACCCCAAGTGTCCACACCCGCAGGCTCAGAAATCGCCTCACGGGCCGCCTGAGGGCTTCCCTGACCCACGCTACGCTCCACCTGAGCCGTCCGACGCTTCAAGTCGAGGCCGATGTTGTAAGCGTTGACCTTCAACGATTGACGCTCGTTGCCTTCCTTGTCCTCGTACTTCTCCATGAACGACCGACCGACGACGACGACGGGGTCACCCTTCAACAGGGTCGCGGCGACGTTCTCAGCCAACTTCTCCCACGCTGAAACGCGCCACCACGTCTCCTCCTGATTTTCCCAACTTCCGTCATCATTCTTGATCGACTTCGAGGTCACCACACTCAACGTGACAACCGCTTTACCTGATGCCGTGAAACGCAACTCGGGGTCACGCCCCAGCGTCCCCGTCAATGTGACATTCGTGCTCATGCTTTACCTGCTTTCCGCGACGCTCTGCCGCTACTCACCGCTATCGAGGATGATTCCTCGCTCTCGCCTGATCCTACGTCGATCGCTTGCCGTAAGTCCAGCCCAATACCCGCTGCCCTCCCGATGGATCGCGTACTCCGCACACTCCGCTTGAATCTCGCAAGACAAGCAAACCTCCCGAAGAACTCGATGAACAGTCGGCACCGACTTATTCAGGTAGAAAAACTCAGGGTCAATCGAACGGCAAGGTTCCCTGCCCGTGTATTTCGGGTAAGAAATGCTCAACGTGCTCCCCTCGCTCTAAACGCATCCGAATGAAACGATCCTCACGGGTGCTGTTATCCGGTCTCACACGATAACCGTTCCTCCACACCACCGCCGCCGCAACCCCATCAAAAAACGATTTATTCGGACGCACCCAACTCATGCACTCGTCGACCACTCGACAGTTCCCGCAGATACGCACCGCCTCATCAGCAGCGGGAAACGTGAAAGCATCAAACAAGTCGGGGTTTTCACCTACGCAGGCCGCTTGCCTCATCCAACTCATCCGTGCGACCTCATCCAATGCAACTTCCAGCCTTGCAGGCCGCCGTCACCCTCAACATGACACAGGAAACACTTCCATGCACCCGTCACAAAGGCTCCCCCTCACAACACGACGCCTTGAACCCACAATGAGGGCAAAGCCACCTGTGACGCACCGGCTCAAATGATTTCTCACAGGCGTCGCAACTGATCATCGTGACAGTTTGACGCAAACGCCCCTCGTAGGCAACGACCCTCAGTCTTCGATGTCGTCCGAATCAGCGACCTCAAACTCGTCAAGCAAAACCTCACGCCCGCTGTCGAGCATCCCGATCATGCGCCAGTACGGCATGTCACTACAGGCGGGTAACAGTTGTTCCTCACCGTTCTCGTCAATGAACTCGATGATCGTCACCCAATTCGTGACCATCTTCGGGCCGGTCTCGAAGTATTTCGCGAAAGCCCACAGAATCTTGGCCTCTGACGAGGCTTGCTCGTCCGGCTGATCGTCAGTTTTCTTGGTCACTCGTCAAGGGTACGGCCTGCCGATGTGAGTCCAGAGATGCACACACCGCGCAGCCAACCCGCACCATGTTCGGCTTCCAGCGAGGCATCCCGCACCTGTCGCACTTCACCAGCCTGACATCCTCACTCAACATCCGAGCCTCCCCCTGTAGTGCCAATGCTTCGCTCCCTTGCCGTGCCGCCAGACGGTGTAGAACGCCGCGTCCTGCCAATACCTGTTCCACTTGTGGATCGGCTTCTTTCGGAGAGCCTTCACTTCTTTCCTCCGGTCAAGGTGCTCGTCCATGAGCATGTGCGTCAACGGGACTCGCCACGACTTGTCGAGGAACTGATAAGCGCCGCGAGCGCTCGACACCCTGTTAGCCGCTTTGTAGTTGAAGCGGGACTCGCGCTTCATAATGCACTTCCGGGTACGTTCCCACTTCTTGTCATACCACTTTCCTTGATACAGGGACGGCTCGAAGCCTTGCTTATCCATCGCAGCGCCGGAGGCGGCTGACGAGGCGACGATCGTGGGTGAGAGTAGGAGGGACAGGGACAGCAACGCGCTGATGAACATACACATCCATTGTTAGGGGACAGGGCAGGCACTCGTCTGATAGCGAGGCGGTCAAGCCTTCATCGGCTATCAGTGTTGTCTCACACGGTCAGACTCGACCAACCTTGACCAAGTCACGGTTCTTGTGCCTGCACAGGGCGCAGAATCTTGAGCCGCGAGGCTCCCCATGAGCGCACTCGGTCGTCGTGCAACTCAGGTGTTGAGTTTCGCCGATCTCAGCCCACACGGGGTCGAGGGGTTCTTCGCATATGAGGCAATTTGACATTTTTCCTCCTAAAAAAGGAAGGAGGTGCCGGTGCAGGTCTCGCTGATCCTGAGGGGTGGATCATGGGCGAGCCTTGGCGGGAAACCATGAAACCGCTTCACACCGGCACCTCCTAGTCAGGGGTTATGAAAGAGCATACCTTAGGTTTTCTAACTCCCCGTTCAGCCACTCTCGGAACTCGTCTGCCTTGTCGTCGGGCACATGCACGCCGACGGCGGTCGAGAACACGTTCGAGGTGGGTTCGGTGATGATCGCGACGTTGACGGGTGATGTGATCTCGCCCGTGTAGAGCGCTTCGGCCCACTCGTTGAACGGCAACTTCCGTTGCGCGGTCGGGTCTTCCCACCCGCCGGTAGTCCAGCCGTCGACGATCTCGGTCCAGCCTTCGATCTTCGTCTCGTAGTAGCCGCGCCAAGCGTCGGTGGAGTGGTAGGCACGCTGAAACTTGACGTTCTCGCTGTGCGTGTCCCACGCCCAATCGTCGCCGTACTTGTTGATAACGAAATGGTTACCGATGATTGCTTTGACTGGCTCGTCCTCGATGCTGAGGAAGTCCGGCCCGACGAGGAAGGCGGTAGAGCCGTCGTTCAGGTCAGACGTCCAGCAGCCGTCACAGAACTCTTTGCCGCTGATCTCGGACGTGTGCCACACGTCGTTCTCACGTTCGATGCTTTTCTCGCATCCGGCACAGTTGAAGATGGTTTCCATGACTCCTCCTAAGGGGTCTCGATGTCGTTGATGATTTGTTGTGCTTCCTCTTTGGCTTCGTCGAGGTCGGTGTCTTCATCGACGGGTTGCAGGTCGTTCCCCTGCAGCACCTCCGCGTACTCAGCGGCGGTCGTGTTGAAGACGACGCCGTCGTCATTCTCGGATGCTCGCTCGTACTCGTCGGCTAGTTCCTCGATCGCGGCTTGCAGGTCGCTAATTGCTTCGTTGATCTCGGCGATGCTCTCAGCGCCCTCGATCCGGTCCTCTGCGTCCTCCTGCGCGGCGTACACCTCGCTGAGGCGGCTCGACTCCAACTCGCTGTAGCGCGGGTGGCAGGCGGCGTCTAAGCAGCGGACGTGCTTGAAGCGTGACCGGAACCCGACCTTGAACCATTTGTACGGGTCGCCGACGTTGATCGGCTTGCGGCACTTGCCGCAGTTGCCTTGAGCCTTACGGCTGCGTTGAACGGTCGTGATCTTCGCGATGCTCACGTCAGACCTCCTCAGCGAAAAGGATTTCGACGTCCTTGTATCCCTGATTCACGAACGTCTTCTTGCGGGCGACCGCGAGTCCGTGACTGCCAGCCCACGACGTTTGAGGACTCCAATACAGGGACTTGCCGTTTTCCTCGACACTCAGTTCGTGGGCGACGACGCAATATCTGTAGATACGGTTTTTCGTGCCGCGCTTGTGGACGCGACCGCGACTGTCAGTTACTTCGTACTTCTTCATGGTTTCCTCCCTTTACCCCGAGTTTAGCATATGGGGGTTATGTGCTATGCCACTCAGTCTCAGCCTCATCCAGACTCTTGAAGTACCGCCCCGCGAAGAACACGCCCTCATTCCACCGCCAGATCACGAACGGATGGATTGAGCCTGCGTAAGCGCAAAGCACCTCGACGATCCCGAACCAACTGCGGGTCTCCAAGACGATCGCGTCACCGCGAGACAGCGTGAAAACATCCCCGACCGACGGGACGGCGTGAAGCGTCACGATACAGTTCCTCGCACGCGGAACTCCCTCGGAATCTGCTTGATGCACTCCGACCCGATCGGGAACCATCCCATCTCGCCGCCGTCGTGCGGGTAGGTGACGTAGTCATCGGGATGAACGATGACGGCTCCCCCACCGGATACGAGGACACCGTAGCCCTTCCCCTGTCGGGACGTGCCACGACCACACGCGATGCAGTTCTTGTCGCTCTGAATCAAGCCTTGGCGCTCGCGCTCCTGATACTTGTCGCCCCATAAAAAATGACCATCGTCGACGAGCACCCGATGGGTGCCCGCCGTCGTGGTCCTCGACTCGCGTATCACGCTTCCGGCGTCCAGTTGCGTTTCGCGTCTTCCAGCCACAGCGAGTAGTCGTGGACGGGGACAGCGAAGTACCCGTTCGGGCCGATCTTCATCAGCGCCCGACTGAACCGGCTGTCACTTGTCGCGGCGTAACTTCCGCCGTGCGACAGATTCGAGTCGACCGGCACGTTCTTGAATCGACCGATGCTGTGCAGGTACTCGATGTCGGGGACGATGACGGGTATCCCGACCGTGTCATATTTCGTCGCTTGATTGACGAGCGTGACAGCGGGGGCGTCTTCCGTCGGCTCGAAGGGGCCGTCGATGTTAGTGACGACAACCTCCGTCACGTTCCCGAGCAGGTTGAAACTTGAGTTGTAATCGTTCCTGAACAATTCAATGTAAAGACCCATCTCACACCTCGCAATCGTGACCGTAGTAGAACTCAGCGGCTTGTTCCTCGTCGAGCAGGTCGAACACGCGACCGCACTCGACACACTTGGCTTTGGTTTGCGTTTTCATTTTTTCCCTCTCTTTTACCCCCGAGATTACCATACGGGGGTTTAGGTATGAGCGGCCCTCTGAGCATCCATCGCCTGCTGCCGCACACGGCGACGCTCACCGTCGTACCACTTCGGCGACACCTCCCACGACTCGTGCAAGCCGCACGCCTCGTGCTGCAACTCGAACTGAACCCTCCGGCGAATCGGCGGGCCGCCGTAATAGACGAGCGCCTCAACCTTCGCCTCACCATCGCACCCCTCCTCAGGGCACGGGATGACCGCGTGCTCCATGTTCGACCAGAACGTCTCATCCGGCAGGTTCTTGACGACGCCGCGCAGGAACGCTCGCTGCTCTTTCTCGCCGTCCTTGGTCTTGACCATCTTGTCGATCAACTCGCGTGCCTTCTCCGGTGCCTCGCCGCGAACTCGAACGGGCACGCCTCGCGGCTTCCCCTTCTTGTAGACCTTCACGCCGATCGCCTTGTAGGCGTGCCGGAGCGCACGCTCAGCCTCAGCGCCGAGGACGACTTTGACGAGAGCGAGGTACGCGCTGGCGAATCCGGGGTCGTGGTCATCGCCGTACCCGAACTCGACGTGGCGGTGATTTATGTGGTGGGCCATTTCGTGCAGGAGAACGGCCTCGCTCCGGTTGCCGCCGAGTTTGATCAGCCCCTCGGCGTACACCGCATATGAGCCTCGGCCTCGACCTTCCTCAACGTTCACGTCCCACAACCCGTTGTAGTTCGGGAACGCTTTCTGGAATCGCTTCCCCTTGATGATGCGGGCGTGACGGGCCTTGAGTTTCTTGAAGTCGCGGCTGCTCTCTTTCGCGTATGCCTGAACGACATCGTCGACTCGATAGATGTTGACGCGGGTCATGCCGCCGCTCCCCTCAGTCGAGTCTTCGCGTGAACGGTTTTCACGCGCTCGGGATCGAAGGACTTGAAGCGCCCATCGGAGGTGCGGGCGTCGATCCACGTTGACGTGGGTGTCGTGACCTGTCGGGTGAAGCGGAATCGTCCGCGTTGTCCGGCGACCTTGAACTCGGTGCCGGGTCGCAGGTAGCGACCGTTGATTTTGATCTCGTCCTCGACGGTCCAGCCGTCGGGCGTGATGGGTAATTTTTGCTTGCGTCGTTTCGTCATGGTGCTCCCCTCTTGACACCCGATTCTACCATACCCCCCTGTATGAGGGGCCAAAGGGGGGTTGTGCTAAACTCGTGCGCGAGGGAAAGGAAACGACTATGAGCAAGATTCAAGAGGGAACGATCCTCGTTGACAAATGGGGCTACGACCAGACCAACGTGGACTTCTACAAAGTGGTGTCCGCCAAGAATGGTTGGGTCCAGATAACTGCGATCAAGAAAGAAATCACGGAGTACGCGCCTGACGCGATGGGCGAGTACGTCATTCCGTTCGACACGAGCACCCCGGAATCCAAGAAAATTCGTCGCAAGGTGCAGCAGCACGGCGAATCCGAATACGTCAACACGTCTTCGTACTCCGCTGCCTCCATTTGGGAAGGCGATCCCGTTCTGCAAACGCACACTCACTAAACGGAAAGAGGAGAAACACCATGAAAAAGACGACCCTGACCGCCGATGAGCGACGCATGTACGAAGTTGCTTTCCGTGCATTGAACGAAGATGCGGTGCGTCGCGGTGCAACATCACCGCGTGCGTTGCTAGATGAAGAACTCTTGAGGTGGGCTGAACGCGAAGGGTTGACCCTAGCCGATGTAGTTCGCATCAACTTCTAAGGAGCACTTATGAGCAAGAAATACGAACTCGCGTGGCCCGAGCGCATCAGCAGCGACACAGCCGTTGACAAGTTCCTCCACGAGGGCACCGTCGACATCGAGTCGCCCAGCATCGCCGACCTGCAAACCGCGATCGAGTGGCTCGCGTTCTACGCCGCTGAGACGCCGGACGAGGCGCAGCCGTTCGCGAACGTGATCGGCTTCCTCGACCGCGCTATCCGAGGGAAGCAGAAGCGTGCCAGCACGACCGACTTGAAGCGCCGGTACGCAGCCGCCCACCAGATCGACATCGCCAACGTCCGAATCAAGCATTAGGGAGAGCACAATGAAACTCGTAATCGAGATCAACCTAGACAACGCCGCCTTCGAGGAGCCGAACGGTCACGTCGAGGTCGAGCGCATCCTGAGGAAATACGTCGAACGCACCGGCACCTACGGTGTGTACGGCGACGTGTTCCTCGACATCAACGGCAACACAGTCGGAACAGCGGAGGTGAAGGCATGAGTCGACACGAGGCGTACTACAACCTGCACAAGGGCTGCCTGTCCGTGCGTGCGGTCAACGGCGGTCGCGTCCAGCACGTCGACACCGCTGAGTTCGAGGACGTGAAGTTCGCCGTGCAGCCCGCCGGTCGAGCCAAGGTTCTGAACGAGCGGAAGAAAAATGTTCATGCTTTCGTTCGCGGGACCTTGACTCGCGCCACCGCGTACAGCGGTGACTCAATCCTCGGTCGTTCCATTGACAAGGAATACGGACCGTTCTACCGCGTGTTCCAGCCTGACGATCGCATCGTCAAGGTCACCTACAACCCCTACAAGTACGAGTCGTTCGTGATCGCCGAAACTGAGCAGCCGATCTTCGAGTCACCGAGGGTGCTCATCGAAGGCCGGACGATATTCGCTGCACAACCCACAACCCCCGTAGTGTAAAATGAAGGTCAAGGGAGAGGAGACCACATGAAAGATTTAGAGATCGTCCACGACCCGTCCTACGAAGGATGGGTGTTCGATCACCATCACCCGACGCAAGGCCGTCGGTTCACCAACGGATACAACCAAGTCATCGCCCACGCCGACGCGGCAGGCTTGAGCCACAACACGATCGGGCCGTTCCACGTCACAGACTCGGAACTACAACTCGCGCACACACCCGAATACATCGACCAAGTGCTCACTCAGCACACGTCGAACGAGTGGCGGGGCGAACGCTCCGACCTCAGCACGTTGGCGAGCCTGTTCGCTGGCGGCACGCTCGCAGCGTTGTGGGCGCTACAGAACGGCGAGACCCTTACCGCTGTTCACCTACCCGGCGCTAAGCATCACGCTATGGCGAACACGTCCAGCGGTTTCTGCGTGTTCAACGACTTCGCGATTGCCGCTCGACTGCTCGCCAACGACGGTTTCCGTGTCGCCATTCTCGACGTCGACGCTCACCACGGCGACGGCGTGGAGGCTCTGTGCCTCGACGAGCCGGACATCCTGACGTACTCGATCCATCAGTACGGCATCTTCCCCGGCACGGGACTGACCAGCGACGACGAGCGGAACGCTCTCAACTGGCCTCTGCCTGCGCGAGCGGGAGACCGTGACCTGCGTGACGGTGTCGCTGACTTCCTGCTGACGTTGCGGGCTTTCAAGCCTCACTACATTTTCATCACGGGTGGCGCTGACGGTCACAAGCAAGACCCCCTAGCCGAGTTGGAATACAGTCTCGACGGCATGGAGTCCGCGATGCGAATGGTCCGGTCGGCCTACGACTCGACACCGATCCTGTTCGGTGGCGCTGGCGGGTACCAGCCTGACGGCGCTACGCCGCTCGCGTGGGCACGGATGGTGACGGCCCTAGCCTCCTAAGGCTGCCGGAACTCCGTGCCTCGGGTGGTGGTCGACGATTGACGGGCCGCCGCGACGCTCGCGCTGAAACCGTCCCCTAAACGATCGGCTGTCCCGATCCGGCCCTCTACGTTGTCCTGATCGGTGACAGTCGTGAGCATCGTGTGACGGTAGCGACCGTCCGCTGACGTGCGAACCTTGATGAACGTGAACGGCCTCAATGTTTTCGCCATGCGGCAATTCTAAAGCACTAAACTGTTACTGAAGCCTTGATTAGAGAACTCGTTCGCTTGACCGAAACTGATCGGCTCTACGTCCATCACTCGATTGTTGCCCTCGTAGAAAGCGAGCAGTAGCGCCTCCGCTTGGTCAGGGCTTGCGACGCCTCGACGTTTCATCTCCGCTTTCCCCTCAATCTGTACGCGACCGGCGCTGTCGCTCCTGAACGTTGGCCCCGCCAACTGCGACAGCACCTTCCGCTCGACCCGCAGGGCAGCGTCCTGCTGCCCGTCCTTGTCCGGCTGTAGCAGGGTGCGTCCGTTCCACCACAACTCCGCTCGAATGTTCCTGAACTTCTGACCATCCTTTGCTCGCTCAGCGACGTTCACGGGGACGATCACGGACTGATGCTTGCCTTCCTGCCCCCACTTCTGTAGGAGGCTGACGACGCCCCACCCGACGCCGATCGTGTCGATCTTGACGCGCACCCGATCAGGAATGTCCCGCTCTCGGTGCAGGTCTTCGGCTTCCCTGATGTGTCGTAGGCACACTTCGGAAACGTCGACGGCGTTCTCGTTGACCTTCCCGCTTGACTTGTGGACGATCGTGCCGGTGAAGCCGTCCGCTCTCGCTATCACGAACTCGTCGCCTCCGTCCGCAGCGATGTCGATGCCGAGGCGCACCTGAGACCCACTAACCGGCTCCTGATTGTCGACTGCCGCCTCGCACCACCCGAACGGGATGACTTTGTTCGCTGACGATCGAGGGAATCGAGCGTGGACGCGGGCCTCGACGAACGCGGAGTCCTCCCCGAACTCGCTGATGACCTCGTCAACCCATCGCTCGTCGACGAGGTGCTTCGTGATGTGATGCTGCGGCACTTGCGGCGGGCACGTCTTACAAAGGCCGACCTCCTCCCCGGTGAAGTTGGGTGTGTCGTAGGCGCTGATCGTGATCGTGTTGTAGAGCGGCGACTCGTAGCATCGCTCAAACCATGAGTCCTCCTGATCCGTCGGAGGGTTACCGAGCAGCAGCAGTCGAGTGTTCCCGCCGGTCATCAGGGCCTCTAACGCTTGACCGACTGTCTCACCGATGCCGCCCGCCTCGTCCACGACGATCAGCAGGTTCGGTGCGTGGATGCCCTGCGTCGCTGCCTCGTCATACGGCGAGGGGCTGAAGCCGTAGGAAACGATGTCGCCGTTGATCTTCCACGACTGCGTGAGCACCTCTCCGGGCAGGTTCGCTAGGAAGTGTGCTCTACGGATGTGGGGCCAAATGATGTTCCTGACCTGCCTGTGAGTTGGGGCGATCGTGATCGCGAGGGCTGTGCCCGGAGCGTGCGATGCAATCCACCACGCGACGATGCGAGCGGATAGGTGGGATTTACCGGGCGCGTGGCAGGCCGCAACTGCTGTCCGGGTGTTCGCTACGACGCTGTCTGATATTTCTTTCTGCTTGCTCCACAGGCTCTCTCCGAGGCCGTCCTGAATGAAGCCGACGGGGTCGGTCTCGAACCGTGCCCACGGGTTGTTCTCCTCAGCGTCGAGGAGCATTGAGAGGGCGCTTCGTTCCTCCGTTGACAGGCTTGAGTAGATCGCGAAGCGTTCCTGACTGCTCGCTTCAAGGACACGGTCAACGAGTCTCATTTCTCAATCTCGCGTGCTTGGAGGATACGCATGACTTTACGCTCTAGTTCCTCGGTGGAGACGTTGATCTCGATCGGCCCTCCGTCCGGTCCTGAGAGTTCCGTCCGGTCGAACCGTCCCCACTTCCGGGGTTGCTTCCGTTCCAGTATCCACGCGCTTGCTTGCCATGTGCCGTTTTTGGCGGCGCTGTCGATGTTCATTACATGACCGATGATGCCTTCGGCGTCGGCTGTTTCTACTGTCTCCAAGAACTCCAAGTAGGGTTTCTCGTTTTCTTCGACTTCGAGTCCTGCGCCTTGTCTTTCTCGTTGGGTGTTTCCTCGGTTGAGCCAGTTGTAGAACGTGCTGGGGGCGATGCCTACTGACTTGCAGGCGTCGTCGATGTACGCGCCGCTGCGGAGCATGTTTGCTATGGCTTCTTGCCTTTGCTCTGTGAGTAGGCTTCGGCGGCCTGTTTTCTTCTTCGTGGGGGTCGTTGCCATAAGTGTTTATGTTACTCGGGTTCAGGTGTGTTGACCTACGGGTTCGGCTAAGAATTGGTTTTTGTGGGCGCTGGCGAGGCTCCTGCCGACCTCGATTTGTGTGCCGAGGGTACGGATGCGTTCTTTGATCGCTCGGACTTTCGCTTGAGCGAGTTCCATTGTGAGGTTTTCTTCTTTGGTCTCGTAGTTGGCGATTTGCCTGCGGAGTTCCATGCTGCCTATCGCGTCGAGGAACGCTCGGGCGTAAGCGACTTCGTAGAGTTGTTTCGCTCTGACGGCTTCCTCGTCGGCTTCGGATATCTCGTCTGTGGCCTTGTCGAGGAGTCGGGAGAGTTCGGCTAGGCGTTCGAGGGCTTGTTGATGACTTGGGATCATCCCCTCATTCTACACAGGGGTTAGGTGATGTTTTCTCTGACGAGGCTAAATGCGGCTGGCTCGTTTTCGACGATGCCGAGGTTCATGTGTACGTCGGATTCTTGATTGCCGAGGTTGGTGAAGATCATGGTGTAGTCGGTGCTCGATGAGAGGCTGATTATTTTCTCGCTTCCGGCGCTTCCTGCTGCTTTCTGGCTGCCGAAGAACTCGCTGATGACGAAGGTGCCGCCTGAGACTCCGCTGGCTGCTTTCATCACGCTTGCCGTCGTGTCGGTGTACGCCCTGTTGAGGTTTCGGGCTTGTATCGCTGAGCCGTACACGGTTTTTGTCGCGTTTTCGATCATTTCCGCGTAGATGGGTTCACCGTCGTTCGAGAACTCGTAGAACCTGATTTCGACGGGTAGGCCGTTGGTTTCGAGGTTGAAGGCGACGCTTCCTGTTGAAGCGACAGCGAACTGCTCCGAGTAAACGTAGACGAGTCCTCTGCGGGCCAGATCGCCCGCGCTCGTGCTCGCCTCCGAGTAGTTGCGGCGATTCCAGTAGTTCGACACTCCATGAGTTTACATGCGCCAGCGAGTCAAGTCCTTGTTCCAGTCTAGGTAGCAGACCGGCTCCTCATCGGTTGCTAACCCTCGGTAGTTGCGTCGGCGGGGTGGGTCTTCGAGTGGAAGGTGGACAAGGTTTTTGGGTCTGGCGGCGTACACGTCACCTTCACCGTTGTTGAACGCCCACACGACCCACACGTCACTTTTTGTTGAGTCAGCGAGGTTAGAGAGTTCGACGATTTTCTTGTGCTTGAGCATGAGGCCGCCGTAACTCATTACTTGCTCGGCGGTTTCTTTCCTGATCTTCAACTCCATGAAGTACCGGACTTCGTTTTTGTTCGTGATGATGTAGTCGCACACGGAGTATTGCGGCATCCTGAAATAGGTGATGTCGGCTGGCATGATGGACAGGAAGCGACGCATGAACCTGTCTTCATGGTAGCGGTCCCACTCTGTTTCCAGCGTGACGTTCATTCTTCCATTTTCCATCCTTGACAGTTGCAGGGGACAGTTCTCTCCCACTCCCTGTCGATGACGATTCTTTGGACGCACGCGGCGATTGCTCTGTCGCCGTGTTGTCGCTTCGCGTGACCACAGTTGCCGCACTTGTCGTCTTTCTCATCCATCCTGACGTCGAACAGGCACGAGTCACAGAGCGTGTCCTGCCCGTTACGGATGTGCGCCCCTAGGTGTCCGCATCGGCGGCATCGGATGACTGCGTTTTCCACAACTTGATGCTCACCCCCTCGCCTCCGGGTCGGGCGTAATGCTTCTCGCAGTAGAGCCGAGTAACTTGCGAATCGTCTAACCACACCGTTTTCGCGTCGGTTATCGCGTCGAGGACGGCGCGGGCTAACTTGTCCAAGTCCGGTCGGACTGCCGGTTCCTTGTGCTTGGGTTTCTTCGGTCTGCGTAAATAAAACTCGACTTTCACGTTGATCGGGCCTTCGCTCAACTCCCACTTCTGCTTCGCCGCCTCTCCACGGATCACCCACGTCACGGCCTGCCTCCAATTTTTCAGAGGAGTGCCTGACATCTCGACCATCGCGACTCTCCCCGTCTTCGTCACGAAGCCGCGCTTTGATCCTTGGGGTTTCGCGGCCCCTTTGACGAAGGCTTGAAAAATCATGGTCTTACTTGCTTGCCTTGTTTTTCTTTATGTCGTCGCGGAGAATCTTGTAAACCGATTGCTCGGTGACACCCATCGCTTCCGCGATCTCCCGGTAAGTGATCCGGTGTTTCCGTAAAGACAGGATCACGTTTTTTCGGGTCTTCGATATTTCCTCGATAGCGTTCTGATGGTTACGAATCAAGACGGTCAGTTGCTTGACCTCACTCAACTCGGGAAGGTCCGGCGTTTCAGAAAACATTCTCTACTGATTCCTCTCTAAGGGGTTGATTTGATCCTACTCCCGGTTCATCGAACTTCTCAGGTGGAGTGATCGCTAGTTTTGAGTCCT